TTCAGCTAAACCATATAGAACCTTGATAAAGGTTTTCGATTGAGCAGAATCTGGTGAAATGACAGGTTGCCGTTGTTTATTGCTGCCTTTTTTTGCGCCTACTACTGCATTCATAAGAAATCTCACGCAATAAAAAAGGCGCTAGAAAGCGCCTGTTAAATAATTAAAATTTACATCTGATCTTCAGGATATTGACCAGCACTGACAATAAATCCGCCAATTTCACGCTGACCATAAAGGACAGGTACAGGGTTCCCCTGCGCTACTGTGGTTACTGCACTACCAAAGCCTTTGTTGGCACGGTTGCCGTCTTGGTTTTGGTCTTGAGTATTATCAATTTTTGGCATGAGCATTGATGCAACCCCTCCCATAGCCATGCCAGCACCTGCACCTATCAATGCAACCTGAGCAGCCTGACCAATACCTGGTATAAATGAAGCAGCTATCAGAATCGCACCAAGTACAAGTTGCAAAATCCCATTATTGCCACCAGCCCCCATTACACGCGGGACGATATGAATAGTGTCTGCTTCAGTATTCATATCAAGCTGTTCTTCACCGATATTGTCACCAGTGATTAGGCGCTTAGTTTCATGATCGTAAATTGCTGGGCGTTTCTTGCCACGCTTATTACTTGAGTTCTTTATTTTTAAAAACACGGCAAAGCGTAGGCCCTGCTCATGTGCATGCAACATAAAATGTTCAAAGCCAGCGATCTGAACAGATAACGCACGCATGGCTTCGCGTGTATTTGCGACATCGAGCTTAAATTCACGACCGAATTTTTGCCCCAAGATGCCGTACAGCTTAATTGTTTTTAACATCTCGGTGCCTTAAGATTTTCACAGTGCGCTCATGCCATTGCTGACCATATATTTCCCGCACAGATTTACGGTTATACGGATGATGAAGGATTAAACTTGAACCGATGCAATGCTCAGTTTGTTCCGATTTAAGCTGCCCATTATTACCCAACCATATAACTGCATGATTTGGATGTTCTGTACGTCCAACCCGACAAACCAACATATCGCCATACTGCGGTGTATCAACTTCATAGAAGCCCGCTTTTTCATAATTCTCAAGGTAAAGTGATGGATGATCTTTATCTTCCCACCATGCATCTTTACGCTCGAAATCCATCAGTTCTACACCCAATTCACGACTATAAAAATCACGTACAAGCGCATAACAATCTTGCCAGCCATGAAAATAATTACGCCCCACTAAAGGGGCGCGATAACCGCAAGGTTCATAAACTTGAAAATCCAGATCCGGATATGAACAAATTACCCACGGCTTTTGATGTAATTCAATTTGAATTAAGTCTAGTTCTGAGGCTCTTGTAGTTCCATCTGGATGAGAGTGCACATAAGCTAAGATTTCGCCTTGATCTTCAGCACTTGCCAAATCCTCGGGATGAATTTCAAATTGATCAGATTGTTCGGCAATATTGCGACAAGCGATATATTGCTTATCAACAATCACACCACAGCATTCAAGCGGATAGCATTCATCAGCATGCGCCATGATTGCTTTTTTTAGTTTCGCTGTAAGTTTCATAAGACCTCATAATAAACTTGAAGCCGGAAAACCACCGAAAGGCAATGGCTTATTCTCACCGAACCGCAAGCGGCAAGACCGCAGAAGTCCACCGCATCGATCAAGTGCTGGATTATCAGTTGGCTCACCTTTATCAGTGAACATTGCAACACCTGTGTAACCACATTCTTCGCCCCGATACTTCCCCATCATGCACCAATGGCATAATGATGTAATTTGGCGAACAGGAATTTTCAACCCTTCAAAATCGATTGGATTGGAGAGCTCGAAAGTCACTTGTTGTGCGTTTTCAGAGGTTTTCTGTTCGATGTACCAGATTTGCTCTTTTGATTCATTCGATGCAGTAGGATTACCTTCTGTAAAGTTCTCAGCATCAAGGTATTTAGCAAGAGTGGTAATGACTTTAAGCTTGGCTCCCGCGAAGTCCTTAAACTGTAAACAATAGGCTGAGACAGCATTTTGAATGCCGTTAATGTTGTTTGCCATTGATAAGGTCGGTGCAGAAGCTTTACCATCTGATCGCATTTCAAGCCCAGATACTTCAAGTGCCATCGGCTCAAAAACTTGTCCTTGCCAAATAATATTGCGGTTCCAAACTTTCTGATCACCGGTATCAAAAATCTTTCCAATACTGCCAGAGTCGGCACCAATTAAACCTTCGGAACCAATTGATGAGTAAATTTTTTCCCAGTCTTCATAAGAAATATGACCATGAAAACGTAAAATGCCAGCTCCAAGTGAGCTGGCATCTAGTTCATACAAATGGATTAATCCATCGACATACAGCTTCTGGAAATCACTATTCAGGGTCATAAGTCACCTCGTCATAGATTGGATTTCCATCTTTGTCTAAGACTGGCACATCATCAAAAACAGGATTTCCTTCACTATCAACTGCTTGAACCCATTCAAAAACTGGCTCACCATTTTCATTAATGACTGGTTGATTCGTTAAGATTGGGGTACCGTTTTGATCTGTTTGAATGTGAGTTACTGGTTTTTGGTAATTTTTACCGCCAACAACAACTGGATTACCAGCATCATCAAATAGATCTTCATACTTTGTGATATATGTTAGTTGTGGTGCATACTTTACTTGTTGAACCATGCGAGGCTGTTTTTCAATGCGAGGTACTTTGTGAACTACTGGTTTACTCACAGAATGCAGTCGCACATCAATCCAACGTGGTTCACCATTGACGTTGTTTGGAATATCAATAGGCATATCTAAATTCGCAACAATATCGCCCTCATCATTTAGCTTTTTCTTGAATGTCTTAATTTCAAGATCACCATTTTCCAATGTCTGATATTCAACTGCACAAATCTTATTGCCATGAGTGTCTGTAGGAATTTCAATCCACCAGCCTTCTTTAGCGAATCCAGAAGAACCTTTAACTAAATAATGACCAATACCCAACTTCTCAAAAGAGAGGGGTTGCTCAGCAGCTTCATCGTTAGGTTCAATTTTATCTGCAAACAATTTAACAACCGGTGATGCTGACTTGATGAAACCATTTGCATCAACAGTTGTATTTTTTGATGATAAGATTTTACGCCACGGCTGAAACGTATTTACATTCCAGTTTACAGACCTGACATAAAAATCGGAGTTATGCGTTATGCTTAATTGCGCACAAGCATCAGTTGAATCGTTAATATCTAAATTAATAATTGCTTGAGAATTGTTGTCTGGATAGTCTCCAGCACTTGAAATATTATTACCATTATTTTGCCAATAAAAGGCATTACCACTTCCCCTCAATGTTGATAATTTTTGACTACCCAGTAGAATTGATTTTCCCAAACCAAATGCACCAACTTCCATTACATTGCCGGCTTGAGTCCCAACCAAACGGCTTGCAGCATGACTGTTATTCGTAAAGTTTTCATTCATTTTTGCGCCAGTTGAACGGAATGTATCACCGCCTGCGCCAGTCGGTGCCGTACCTAGATTTACTGTTTGAATTGTCATTTTCTTACTCGCATAAAAAAGCCCCTAAAAAGGGGCTTTAAAGGGGTTTAAATTAAGGGTAAAAAACTTGGGTGAAAGTCGTTGAGATTTGCCAAACATCACCACCTAAACAACGGGGTTGATATTCGCCTGTTTTAACTCGGACTTCACCGTCTAGTGGTGAATCCCAAAGGAAAGAATCCGCACCTTTGTGTTGATCAAAGAATGCTTTGATTTGCATAATTTCAGGTTTATAAGCCGTTCTTTGATAAGTCCATTCACCGGATCGGTTATTGATACCTATGGCGATGTTTTGTTCATAACCGTCACCGAACTTAGAAGACAAAGTATTAAAACGTTGGGTATTACTATTCCCGTCTAGGTCGCACTCGAAAGTGAATTTTAGGTTGCTCATAAATTGAATCCATAAAAAACCGACCTCTAAATGGGTCGGTTTAAATATTTAGTTTCATTACATTTTCCAAAGATATGTACAGATAATCAAAGTGATAAGGATTGCAATAAAGCGCCATGCTTTCATTTCATTCATTTCCTTTAGACACCAATAAATTAATTTGATAAAATCTTCCATATAGATTGTTTTTCACCTTAATTTTGACGAGTTAAGTTGATTAAAAAACCCCAGCGCTACCAACACTGGGGTTTTTGCTTTTTAGGATTTTAAAATCCCATCTTCTTTAATTCCTCATACGGTTTTTCGCATTCAGTAATAGAAAAACCACCCGAAGGTGGTTGCTCCCTTCTATAAGTGTAGCTTTAAAAAAAAGCCGCCCTTAGGCAGCTCCTTGTTTGTTCTCTCTTATACGTGCACTTCTATTTAAGTGTTTTATTCAGAAATAGAAAACCAGACACTTGGTCGGGCTTCTTACATTTTAATATTTAATTAATTTTTGCTTTGCATGCAGGAGTAATGTGTGCCTTTTGATCATCCTTAATCAGCTTGTAGCTACCACCTAAACCGTATGCTATTTCAAGGTCTGTAGGGCTTTCAACTTTAATAGTCCAAAAGCTTCCATCTTGGGTATAAATTTTATTGTCTACCTTCTTAATAGATTGAACCTTAGTTACACCTTGGTAATCTTGGCAGATAATTCCAGTTCCATCTTGTTCTAACTTCAATGTTGCTACAGAAACATTTGAATGAGCGCCTGTCCAATATCCAAAGTTACTGGTTTTAGTTGGGCTAAGCTCAAAGAAATTAGCAGTAGATACACATCCATCTAATAAAGCTATAAAACTTAAAATAATTATCTTTTTCATAAAAGAACCCCTATGTTTAGGGGTAATTTAACAAGAGGTTAATTAACTATCAATCTTAAATACATTAAGAAGAATCAATTACCCAACCACCTACAATAGAGTAGATTTCTTCCGAACCGCTAAAGTTCTAGCTTCAAATAAAAAAGAAACCTTTAAGGCTTCTTTTTTATACCTACCACCCTTGTCGTTTGGACATTCGGAATCGTTTTTCAATCTTTGCATCCACCATCGCCTCATTTTGTTTCTGATACTCTTTTAAGATAACTGTTAACTCCTTACCATCCCATTCAGAGGTAGCATCCACTTTTTCTGATGTTTTATTGATAATGGTAACAGTAGGTTGAGACTTCTCAGTTCTTTCAGAATTAATCACATCAAATTGTCTATGCTCTCTAACTGTTGCAATTGCATCCGTTTGATTGTTTGATACATAGCCACCGTTAGCATACCCATTTGGATTACTTTGCCTCATGTTCTCAACAACACTTACTCCTCCCCAGCGTTTGATATCTTCTTGAGACCAAACAACCTCACCTTTATGCACAATGCCAGCTGGAGTATGTTTAAGGCCGTTTCCTGTATAACCACCGTCTGAGAAACCAGCGATAGTTTGCGCTGCAATTAGGCCTGCTTGAGCATATCCAAAGCCTAAGATTGCCGTTGCTGCTGGGACTTTACCAACGAAAGGAAGAGTAATATCAGCAGTAGTTTGTGCAGCTGCCAGATGCGCAGAAACAATCGTTGATGCAATAGCAAATGCTTGCTGCATAGCAAACATAGTTTTATATCGCTTGGATTGTTCGCCACTAGCATCTTTTACAGATTGAGTTAAGTTGGACCAAACTCCTTGGCCTTGGCTAAGTAAGCTAGACCAGATTTGCAGTTGAGAAGTATATTGGTTCTTTTGCAAATCCCTATACTTCTCGTTGTACTCCTCCTGGATCTTGAATTTGTTCTCTTCATGGATCCTAACAGCATCTTCAATTCGCTTATTGTATTCAAGCTGATCAATTTCTTTCTGCTTGAGCTTCATTTTAGCTTCGTCACCCTTATTAATAAGAGTGGCGTCGTTTTCAGAAAGTGCATTTCTTTCTCCAAATTGTAAAGAAAGTCCTGCTCTTTGTTCAAGTGGAGCGGCTAAAATGTCTCGTTCCTGTTTTAGCTCCTGCAATGCCTTTAAATTGGATTGATCATATGCCGCTTGGCGTGCTGCTTTGGTGAGATTTATTAAAGTCAGTTCATGCTGATACTGCTGATCAAGACCTTCTTTTGCAATATCCAATTGTTCTTTAGAAAGCTTGCCTTCAGCCACTAATCTTAAAGCACTAGTTTCCTTCGTATACTCAAGCTTTTCCTCTTCAGTCCACTTATAACCATTTACTTCAAAATCAAATTGCTTCTGAGCTAACTTCTCTTCCGCATCAAAACGCTCATTAATTTTTGGGATTAATTTCAATTGCCCTAAAATAGTTGCTTTATTGATTTCCTCCTCGCGTTTTTTGCTTCTAGCAACTGTTTCTGAGTCATATGTTGCCTGTAGCTGCTTTATTTCCTCTAGAGTTTTAGCACGCGCCTTGTAGGCTTCATCTTCAAATTTAGAAAGATCACCAATCGCTTTTGATGCTGCATCAGGGCTAGCTCCTAAAATCTTATTGAGCTGATTGTAATAAGAGTCTTGTTTGGCTAAATGCTGTGAAGCTTTAGCTTTGCCAAGCTTTTTCCCATCATAGTCCCAGCCAACAAGATTTTTGGCAACGGTTCTCTCTAAACTTCGATAGTCTAAATCGTCATTAAGAAGAGCTGCTTTAGATTTGCTATAACTTTTATCGGTCATCGCCTCTTGCACAGCGTGTTTAGCCATTGCATCTAATGCATCTTGAGTTTGCTGGATTTTACCGTTTTTATCCAAGACTCCTTGCCCTTGTAAAGACTGCATTAATTTAGTTGAGCGACTTTTTTGCCATGATAAAAACCCTGTATTGGTATAACCATTATTTGCGTCTTTGTGACTACCAAACATTGCCTCATTTCTAAAATCAGTCTCTCGTCCAACTTGAGCTGTCATTACTCGTGCTTGCTTATCTCCCAATCCAGCATTACGGAATGCTTGATATACACGAAGCATATTTCTTACTTGCTCATTATTCCCTGCGAGCAATACCGCTTGCTTTGTTAGCTCTTTAGTTTGCTTACGCTCGGCATCATTTAGGGCATCCTTTTTATCTTTAAGTACATCAAGGGCCTTTTGAGCTTGTGCAACTAAATCCATCTCCTCTTTAGTGACAATTGCAGTGGTACCAGGAGGAGCAACAGCCTGTTTAGCTTTTTGCAGCTCAATGATCTTTTTAACAGTTTCTTCACTGTAGCCAAGATTTAATAAAGCTAACTCTTCATTAGAGTTAAGAACTTCAGTACGGAGGCTATCAAAATACCCTTTTTGTGCCTTTGAGGCTTTATCTGCGGCATTGGCATTACTATTTAACTCATCAGTATTTCCCTTTACTTGAACAGCAGCATTTTGTGCTTGGTTGCCAGCAAGCTGTACATTAACAGTAAATAATTTCAGTTTCTCCGCAGATAAATTCGCTTTTGACGAGTTCTCATCATACTGCGCGGCTTGCTTTTTAAGGTTTTCATATAGATCTGTAGGTAACTTAATTTTATTTAAGCGCTCAATGGCTTCTGTATAGCTGATAGTTCCTTTACGAGCCTCTTGAGAAATTTTTTCAACTTCCCAATTGCCACGAGCATAGTTTTCGATATCAATTAATGCAGATGCAACTGAACGTGACGATTTGTCTAATGCTTCGTTTTGGGCATTGAATGCTGCCGTTAAATCATCAACCGCCTTTGCTTTATCATTGCCAGCTAATTTCTTTAAAGCGTCATCTGTCTTTTCTGCAACTCGAGCCTGTTCTTCAAGCTTTTTATTAGCTTCAGCTGTGTTGTCTCGCATTAATAAATAGCCAGCGGCTAAGCTAGCCATAGTAATACCAATGCCTACAGGGCCACCAAGAACACCTAGAAGTCGTGCACCAATCCCAACGCTTGCAGCTCCGGCTGCGGCTGATCTTGATTGGGCTACTGCTAGGGCTTCTTCTGCTAATGCCAATTCACGCGTAACTTGAGCCTCAATCTTTTTGAGTTCAGCCATTCGAGTAATTGTAGCTGTTCTGCCTTGCTCGGAAATCTGAGATTTAAGGCGTTGAACCTCTAATGCTTTCTCAGCAGCTATTGCTGCCAAAGTTACTTGTGTATTAGCTACTAGAGTTTGTGTACTAATAACTTGTTGGGCTGCTGCGGTTCTTTCAGCTTGAATTGCGGTGTATTGAGCAAGAGTTTGTGCAGCCAACTCTTTAGTTTTTGCTGCGACAGCAACTCCGGACGCGTAAATTGCAGGGATATAAGTCCCCAGCCAATAAGCGCCACCAAGCATCATTGCTGTTGTTAATGTATCTAGGTTCCCTGCAAGTGTCTGGATAGAACCTGATAATGCCTGTGCAGCACCAGACCCTTTGCCTGACTCGCCAACAAACTTTGTAATTTCGTTATTTAGAAGGGTTAGAGATTGCCCAATAGTAATATCTGTCTTAGCAAAAAGTGCATCAACATCTTTTTCAACATTTCGGAGAGCTTTCACAATTTCCTGTGATGTGATTTTTCCTTCCGCTGCTACTGAACGCAACTCACCTACGGTAATCCCCATACCCTGAGCAATTGCTTTTGCTAATGCTGGGGTTTGTTCCATTACAGAGTTAAGCTCTTCACCACGCAAAGTACCACTGGCAAGTGCTTGCCCGAACTGTACCAATGCTGCATCAGCTGCCTCTGCACTTGCACCACTAATAGCCACTGCTTTTGACACTGTTTCAGTCAAACGTGCAGTGTCATCCATGGTTAAATTCAGTGTTTTAGCATTGTCACTAAAGCGCTGATAAACCTGCAAAACAGAATCCCAAGCCGAATATGTTTTTTGTGCAATTCGGAATGTATCTTCAGTTGCTTTGTTTAGCTCAACTTGGCTGTTAGTCACTAACTTAAGCCGGTTTTGAAGACCAGTGTAAGTATCCATCTTCGAAATGGCAGCACTTACAGTAACCAATCCAGCCATATATCCAGCAAGCTGACGCGTAGCGACAGATAATCCATCCATAGACTTCGTGGCAAAGTCTCCCTTGCGCTCAATGCTATCTAATTCATTACCTAGATTACGCGCATTACGCTCTGCATTTTTTGCATCAATTACAATGACGAGACGTGATTCTTGTGCCATTTTTTACTTTCCTCTAGGCAATAAAAAACCGACCATTTATAGGTCGGTTTTAGGCTTTAATCGCTGCAATGATTTCTGGTAATTTCCAGATTAGGATTGGTGTGGAAATTATGAATGATGACTTACATGCATCCCACCAATTATATTTTTCTTTCATCGAATGACCTCAATCAATTTGGCAGTTGCATTAAGTATGTTTGAAAACTGCCAAATCAAAATGCCAAGCAAGACAGATCCTGTTACTTTCCAGTAGCCATGTTCTTTCATAATTACCTCTACTTTTTGCAGAATTACTGCTATAATTTCAGGCATAGATTGTATTTCTCCTTAATCTTGCTCCGGTTAAGTTGTAAAAAACCCCAATGTTGACGCATCGGGGTTTTTCTTTGGGCATTAAAAACCCACTCTAGTGAGTGGGCTATTTGGTATTTAAAAACTATTAAGTATGAGTATTTAACCCTTTATTTATTAGCAAATTACTACCAATTTGAATCATTCTTTTGATTTATGATATCAAGACCATAGTTCTTAACTATCCCTTTAATCTGGGAATCAATAATAGGTTTAGAAATATTGTCATAAAATGGGTAGTTATTTACAGCTTGGTGTACATCACTAAAGGTCAATCTGGATTTGCCATCTTTTATCTCTATTTTCAAAGTAAATTCTGCTTTAGTTGATGTATAAGCTAAGCAATTCATACCTTTTACATTGTCAGGGCATTTAAGAGAAAAGTTACCTTTCCCTATGATTATTCCAGTATTTTTATCCGCATACTGAATGACATTGTTTGCAGAATTAAAAGATTTAGCAATCCAGATTTTTGAAAGTTCAAATATTTGATCTTTAGGAATACTATTCAGTTCTACCACCTCAGAATATCCTTTATAAGCATTTCTTTGGACTTCTTCTGGAGAAGGAATAGTAATACACCCATGACTTGTAATAATTCCTAGTGCAGCTAGAATAAAAATAATCTTTTTCATAAAAATACCCTCATATTTGAGGGTAATTTAACAAGAGCTTAAATTACAAGCAATAAAAACTCATACAGACTCCTAGGGGGTGTTATTTCTTATGAGCTAAAGCATAAGCAATATCCGATAATATCTTCCGTTCTGTATCCTTTAGGTTTTTGAACTGATTTCCAATGAACTCTAGGTATACTTCGCTATTATTAGCCGCATATTCATCCACTGCAACTTCAAGCAAATACTTATCTATGATTTGAATTATTTTCAATAAGTTACTTTCTTGGTCAGGCATAAACTTGTCAAGAGATTCTTTATTCCCCTTTAAAGCATAATATAGTCCGAACTTAAGTAACTCATTAATACATGTATTTATCGATTCACCTTGTTGTTCGGAATATGCGACTAGATCTTCATGTATTTTTGGCAGAAGCCGTGCAGGGAATCTGATTAATTCTGATTGCGACATAATTTTTTCCTCAATGCTTGACATCAAGAGTAATATCACTATAGATTATAGTCAAGTGATATCAGTGTTGATGTCATAATAAAACGCCCCGATGATCTTGGCGGATGACGGGGCGAGTTATCAACCACTATGAGGTAATTGATATGTCTAGTTTAGCACTAAGCTTTAATGATGTGAACTTTTCGCCTGTTCAGCACAACAACCAAATTTGGTTAACTGCAAGTGAACTTGCAAAGGCTCTTGGTTACGCCAAATCTGATGCAGTGACTCAAATCTATGAACGAAATAAAGATGAATTCAATAGTGATATGACCTTGACCCTCAAATTGAGTGTCAAGGGATTTGGTAATGGAAACTCACTTAAAGAAACTCGTATCTTTAATCCGCGGGGGTGCCATTTAATTACCTTCTTTGCTCGTACTTCTGTAGCGAAGAAGTTTCGGAAATGGGTGCTTGATGTTCTTGATAAAGAAATTGGCGCACCAGTTGTCAAAACTCACAAATCAGAACGTGAACCATTAACCAATGCTGTAAATCTTCTTGTAGCTAAAACTAAGCATTTGAATTACAGCGATGCTTATAAATTAGTTCACCAGCGCTTCAATGTTCAGCATATTGATGAAATTCCATATGATGCAATACCTGTTGCTGTTGAGTATGTTCACCACTTAATTGCTATGTACAGCAAGGCCGAAAAACAAGGTTCTTTGTTTGATGAAGATCAATTTAAGCTGCTCAAGCACCTAATTGATGCAATTATTTCCCAAAACTTTGCTACCAGTCGAATCTATCGAGCAGCACATATGCTTGACAACGAGCAAGGGCACTACTTAGCTGAATATGCTTTTAAAACTAATATTGCAGTTCTAAAACTTACTCGGGCAATGGATTTAAGAGGACCTCTTAATAGAAAAATCATTAGTGATGACTTAAAAACTATAAGCTATACAACAGGCAATCAACATTATAGCGACCGTTGGTTTCATCCATTGATGGAAGCGGGAATGCTAGCTGGTGCTTTGCGAATTTCTGGTGGTTGGTAGCCTTCTAACAAAAAAGCACCCTAGGGTGCTTTTTTAATTACTACTTGTTTAATTAGCTTGAACACAGTTTTGATATTTATGAGCCACACCATCTAATGCTTCAATAACACCTGGTGCACGTGCTCCAGCCCATGTCCCAACCTGCCTAAAACCATTGTTACTAGATGTACCTGTATTTTGTTGAGCTCTCAAAATATTGCTCATTACAAATTGAACTTTATTTTCTTTCAGAGCAATCTTTGCATCATATTTAACAAAATCTGTAATAAGACCTGCTTGCTGCCCCTTTGTTTTTACATTGCCATTTGCAATGAATGTTTTTTCATTTTCATCTAGATATTTAAAAATAGACTTTCCTTGATGAACTTGAGTATTATTATTTTCATAATATCTACCTGTATATGCCCCCATGAAACTACCAGCTTGGTCATGTAGAACAATATCATCATTTTGGAAAGTTTCAGCAGCACATAGTTTCAATTTAGTGAATGATGTACTCGTTGGATTAAAAGAATAATCAATTTTATCAATGTATGTATCCCCCGCTGAGCTAGCACTTATAGTTGATACATTATTTGGCAATTGAATAGGAGCAACTGAACACCCGCCAAGAATTGAAACCAAACCTAATAAAACAATCTTTTTCATATATAAACCTATCAAATATCAAAATTTAAAAATCAGCTAATAATCCAAATAAAAATTATTAAAGCTATAAATAAAATAACTCCACTGATTATCCATTCAGATTTAGGGTAACCCCATACATTATCTGGATTATTAAAATCAGGTTCTCTTCTAGGTGTTGTTTTCTTAGTATGACTAGAGAACTTAGAATAAGATAAGCCAGTACCTGGAATACCTACTGTTGTGCGAGTACCCTTCTTACTTACATTTACACGTGCACCTTTCCCACCCACAGAAACACTTGATAGCCCTTTTTTACTAATATTGACACGGATTCCAGGAGCAATTTTTATACTTTTTCTAAAATTCAATCCCATCACATCACCTATCTAGAGCAGATCTTTTTAGAAGCACTGATGGAACCATCATTACAAACAAACTTACTACCATCGCAATGACTTATCCCACCTTTCTTACCAGAGCACGGTTGTCTCCCTCTACCTGCTTCCGCAACACTTAATGAGCTTAAAACTAATAAAAGACTTAAAATGACTTGTTTCATGGTTTTTACCGTTTATTATAAAGTGTACTAACTTTAACAAACTGATCATTAAATGTCACATAAAGGAAAACCACCCGAAGGTGGTTTTTAAAACATTAGTATATATCTAATGTGGATACACCTTGTATTCACGATCCAACCATAAAATATGGAAAATATCATTTTCGCGATAACCAACCATTGGAGCTAGTCCGTAAAACCTAAATGAAAGTATTGAGGCATCTTCTGGTACAACATTTGGCACAGCTACATTTAAACTTTTTCTTTCTATTTTCTCATAACCCAAACCATGTCTTGCTTCTTTTGCAATCGTTTTCCATGTCATTTCTCGTCTTTTAAAGATAGCATCAGCTAAAGCCTGCTTTTCTGCAGGCTGACAGTTTGAATAACAGTGGTTTTTCTGAATATACTGCAAAGAGAAAATAATACAGCCCTCTTTTTTTGGAAGGCTGTCAGCAGCTTGTTGGGCAATATTTTTTGTTTTATGTGCAGTAGGCTTCTTTATTTTCATATAAAACCTTAATCTTAAGATTCTAATTGAGTTTCAAAGTAAGCCTTCATATCTTTAATAGAAATTTCATTGTTGCAACCTGGCTCATAGGCATTCTTCCATGGAGCCTCTTCGTGGGTCATATTGCGCAATCTCCATGCAGAGAATTGACCATAAGATTCAATTACCTCATCTAGAAGTTCGCGCTGTGCTTCACTTAGAATTTCTATATTAAAATCTTTTGGCGGAGTAACAATATCATTACCTGCAGCCTTGAAGTGATGATAAACAGATGGAACTACTGGGCCATGCAACCATGCCTCTATGCTCTCTGGGAATAACTCTTTATCAAACATTGCCAAATGAAAGCCCTGACAATAATAAACTAATTTTTGTAGTTTTAATGGAGTGATACCTTCACTGCCTTCAAAGCGATTTTCAAGCCAAAGTATGTAATTAGCCACGTCTAATGCTTTAATTGACATTTAATATCTCCAAAACAAACGGATGAGCAACCAGCCATCCTGAATGTTTTATTCAGATGTGCAAAACCCCTTGGGTTAGGCACAATCTAGATAATAGATGGCGTACAACCAAGGGGACTATGTAAAGTAAAATATTATATATTGACAATCCTGTCAATAAGGAATTTTAACGGGAATGTCAAGGGCATAGGCGTATTATGTAACATCAAGTGCGCTATATCACGTCGCAAAGTCTAAGTTATGTACCGTACGTCAGCACTTAAGTCTTCGTCGTTCGTTGCGTCGCCTTCTTATGCGCCTCATCTAAGAACATATCGTCGAGTGTAAAGATACAGTCATTAAAGATATATCGTTCAACCGGTAAATCATATTGCTCAACATAAGCATTAATTGCTGAGATATCTAACGCCAGAGGAACACCTTGTTCATAGCGTCTAGATCGTGCAATCGTGTTATATGCAGACAGAATTGCATTAGCTACATAAGAATAGTCAGGCTTAGTTAGAACCTTCGTATTCTTAAGGTTTAGAGCTTTTGCGACTGCGCCTTGCTTTTTGCTGTAGTCGCTCGCTTCTTCTTCTGAGCCGAACTTTGCCCACTCGTAGAGGCTGACGACTTTCCCACAACATCATCTCGATATTGATTTGCTTCAGCTTGGATCTTTTCAGATTCAGTGCGGATAAAAGACCAAATAGAAACACCTAAATCGCCCATATTGAGCAACTTAAATGCATTTTCGCCATTGAAAGTAGGCTCTGTTTTTACCAGCTCACCTTCAGGACCTTCTTCAACAAAAACCACGCCTTTCCAGTCTTCAATTAAATGCGAAGCCACTGCTTCTAAAACTAATTCATGAAAGAGTTTATCTTCTGTTGTTGCCTTTGCTACGTCAAAGCCTTTTGATGAGATCTGATTATTTGCTCGTTCAAGTGCCACCTGATAAGGCTTATATCCAATACCACGGATCTTAAACTCAGCAAGTACATTGCCTTCAGTATCTTTGTATTCGCGCCACAAACTGACGTCTTTATTTCTTTGAATATTGACTTCAAGAGCCATGTTATTTCTCCAAAAAAGAAGGCAGCAATTAAGCTGCCAAATCAGTATTAAGGCGTTGCTGGTGTACGGGTAATTGTTGGTGCTTCATCAACTACAGTGTAGTCAAAAGAAGTATTTAAGATGTCGCTTGTACCACCTGTAGGTAATCCTGCCGTAATTTCAACTTTAGGAATGAATAGCTCATATTCATTACCTTCACTGTCTGTAATTGGCACACGAAGAGAGATATTGGCATTCGTGAATTGTTTAGCGTACATCTCAGAGGTGTTTTGAGACCAAGCTGCTGTAAATGATCCTGTCCCTGCTGCAATCATTTCAAGAATCTTTTTAGGATCAATGCCGCTACCTAAACAGCGTTGAACCTGCATTGAGTTATCCCAATTGAATGTAAAAGCTGTAATACATGAGATACCAGCTTGCGAAACACCATCAATCAAAATATCTCCAACTGAAATGTTAGACATTTTAGGATTGTCATCGGCTGGCGTTGCTGTACCCAATGGAGGAGTAGTTGCACCCAAACGACCTAGAGCCATTAACCCGAAAGTCATGGTGATTAAGCCTTGCTCTGGAATATCAATTCCAAAGGTGTTTACATGAGCGCCTTTAAAAATATGGTAGTCATTTACATCAGTGAAACCGCGAAGCACACTAAATGTTTGACGTACGTTTCCACCAAATGTCAGTACATTGTTATCCCAGTTGTTGAAAGCAGCTGCGGCCATTAAGTCTTGAATCAATGGACTGTACTTCGCTTCACATTTTAATTCCCCGGCATACTCTGCACCGGTAATCATTGATGATCGAGCAAGACGACCACTGGTAATAGAGTTTGAATTCTCTTTACTTACAGTTGCATCCAATCCGTTTTCGGTGAATTCAAATGTTTGACGGTCAAATGGGCTTGGCGTAACACCAATTGTTGTTTCTTTAGCTATTTGTGTTAGCTGACGTGCACCAGAACTCATCTAAGTTCTCCTTAATTTTCGGGCATTAAAAAGCCCTCGAATTGAGGGCGTTGTTTGGTTAGATTTAAAATCTGATCAAGATATAAAGATTTTCAATTTACTCGATAACCAATTGTTACGTTGTACTGAATGAAGTCCCCGTTATTGCCGAGGTTTTGTACTTGACCTTGGAGTATCTCTAGTTGGCCAGTTGTGTAATATTCGAAATGAGCTAACCAAGCATCTGCAAGTTTTGTTATTGCGACTTCATGTGTGTTCAGACGGGCCATGCAGTTGATTGAGATAATCCCCGTACGTCTTGTACATGGTGTATCACCAATTCCTGCAATGATTGAACCGCCCCATAACACATTAATTTCACACCAAAGCCCATCAGTCTGAACTGTAAAGTCTTTATTAGGATATTTAATTCGGGTCTGCTCAATTCCAGTAAATGCCATTGCTCTAGTGATAATGGCTTGTCGTGCTTGATCTAAAGTCATTGCCATTTTAACCACCGTATTTCTGAGCAATATAGTTAAAGGTTAAGCCGTAGACACCTTGAGGAGCTTGTCTTGAGTATCCACCTGTAGTTTTTGGTGTCTCTGGTTTGTCAGTGAAGTCGCCATATTCGATTTTGGTTGCATAAGGCGCATTCGTTTGGATGTATACAGTAGAGTAAGGAACAAGACGAGATAAAGCACTTGTTCCTTTGCTAATGGTTGAGCCACCGCCTTTATCTTTCTCTGCTTCATTAAATGATTGGTCAGTCTGGTTTATGCTGACTCTGTGTGATGCCCTAAATACCCCTGTATCAACTGGACTTTGGAGAACAACACCTTGTAATGCATCAATCACAATATCTTTTTGCTTTTTGGTTAGATCGGCTTCAATCATTTTAGTGAAGGCACTCGGTTTGCTTGTCCAGCCCATTAAAAGTCACCTCAACTTTACCAAACAGTATCTCAAATACTGGTTCATTCCCTACTGTAAACACTCGACCGTCAATGGTGGTTTTATGTCGAATAAGATAGCCTTTGTTAGTATCTGCAAAGAGTACATACTTACATTCTTCGCCATCTAACAGCACCTTCTTTGGGCCATTAGTGGATTTGCGAACCTCAGCGTGATAAACGCCCTCTTGGTTTACAGCCTGACTTATTAAGTTCCCATCATCTAAGTTAATCATTAGACTTTCCTCAATTGAGCAATCCATGTTGCGTCCGCTGGATCTTTTCCGTAACTCACAACACGATAATTCCCGCCTTCAATCACCCAAATGTCGTTAACATCTGGCTCAACTAAAGTACCCGCTGCATCTTTTACTTCATTTTGCAGTAGCACGGCCTTAGAGTCTGTTGCGCGGTAATCTATCGGCTTCACCAAATCTTTAGCCCAACTCCCAAATAGGACGCCTCTGCCACCATAGACGTATTCGGTGTAAGTATCTTCACCAGTGGCGGGATTGGAGCTGACTAATTTTTTCCGGGTACAAGTGAAAGTGTTTACAGCATCTGCTAGCTTTGTACTAAAAGCCTTACCTAATTTAGATTGTATTTTTGTTCTCATAATTAGATCTTCACTAATAGAACTACATTACCAAATCCCTTATCTAACCATGGTTTAAGAATGGATAAGGCTAGGTTTTCACTCGCTATATATGTTTTATGAGTAGCTGAATATGTGTTAGAAACGCTTGTACCCGATTGTGCTGATACTGTCTCGCTCAACACACCAGTTTCAACTTCCGTATAGAGACTTCCATTTACTGCATCAGGTATCAACTCTACTGCTGCCAATAGAATTGCATATTTTAAAGGCTGATTGTTTGTAGAGTCTGGTAATTTAAGATTAGTTAGCCAAACATTGGTAATCATTACCGCGCGAGCTTTTGCACTATCGCTGCTTGCCCAATCGTTACCAAGTTTTGCATCGATATCTGCCACGGTAATGTATTCAATCATGACTTATTCCTGATCTTTTGATTGCTTGTTGTTTTTAGCAGGCGCTTTTGGACCGCTTGCCTGTGCATCGCCAGTATTTTCTGTTGATGGATTCTGATTTTCATTTGTTGCGCCAACTGGAGTGTCATCGCCTTGCAACTCTGCAATTCGTGCTTTCATAGCTGGCACATCATTTTTGAAAGCCATTAATTCTTCTTTTGCAGTCAAAAGCTGTTCTTCTGAGATAACCAGTTTGTTAGCCAATTCATCAAATTGCTCTACAGGGATAAGCGCATCATTAGTGACTTCACTCTCATCAATTGGTAGTGATTCACCTTCAATCAACTCATGTTCCGATGGATTGAATTGATCTACAGAGATAATTACGAACTCGCCTTGTGATTCATGGCTTGGTTTAATTTTTACTGTCTTAGACATTTTATTCTCCAAAAAGAATGGGGCCGAAGCCCCAAGTCATTAACCAAGCAAGATGATTGAATGCTCTGGTTTAACCATTGCACAACCCCAAGCAAGCGATACTTCGTATTGCACTTGGCGGTATTGACGGTAAATGGCGATTTCAAAAGATAAACCGCTAACAGGATCAGTTACGATCATACGGTCATCAGCTGAGTCACCACCTTCTGGAAGTGCAGGAATACGTGTCGCCAATGCAATCGCAGATCGAGCAAACGCCAAGTTGCGAGTTGAAGTGGGCGCTACAGTAATTGCAGTTGCAGCTGCTGGAATTGCTTTACGCAAGCCCGGCTTTGCAAGTGTGATAGTTCCACCATTAGAAACATCAGTATCACCACCAACAACTACATATTGATTAGTGTCACCAGCGAAGGTAATCACATCACCTGCAACGATTGTTCCAGTACCAGCACTTGCAAGTGTGATTGAAGTTGCTCCAATTGCATAACCAGCGGCATTAGTTGTTGCACTAGCACCAGTTCCAGATGCAGGAGTTACCACCTGTGCAGATTCACGGATAGCAAAACCATGCACATCTAAAAGCACACCACGACGTAACAACGAATCGTCATTAGCTTCATTTGCTTTGGTTAATTGCGTAAGAGTTCGCATGTTAGCACCCGCAGTAGTATCAATTACTAACTGCAAATCACCTTTTGGTGCACCGTTATCTTGAAGAGCTTTAAGTGCTAGAGCACTGTCCTTCAAGTTGGTTGCAAAAGGCGTAGTGCCTGCTGTACCGACTGCTCGAGAAGCGCCAATTGCTAAACCTGCAACATCCGCTTCAACTTCATTTGCCAATGTACGCATAGCTTGAGCGAATTGATCGCGAAGAATTGTGTTGTAAGATGCCCCGTTATTATCAAGTGCAAGCTTTTCTTCACCATTCCAACGTACAGGAACACGACGAGCTTTAGTAATGGTCATATCGACCTTGCCAATTACTTGATCGCCATCATTTGGAGGAGTAACACCAGGAGTGATATCTGATGCAGTTGCAGCAGGCGCTACAGGTGAAGTTACTGTTTGACCTTTAGCAGCGCGGTTATATGTCATGTCAGATGAAACTGCTGGAATAAAACCAGTTAATTCACGAGAAACAACATCAAGCGCATTAAAAATAGTGACCGTAAGGCCAGTTAAAGTGTTAGCCATTTATTAGCTCCATTAATCAATTACATTGCCGCCTTTGCGGATATAGTTAGCTTTTTCTGTAGGGCTCATTGCATCGAACTCACTACGTTTAATTGTGTTTTTGCCGCCTGAATTGTTCCCGCCTTGCCCACCTGCACCATTAGGTTTTGGAAAGAAGTAAGGTTTGGATTCCCGAATGTCTTCAATCCACTCTTTTGGTGTAAGTGGATTTTTGCCATCTTTACCAATGATCACGTCGCCATTTGCATCGATCGCTACAGCATTACCGTTTTCATCCAAAGAGAACTTAGATAAAGCGAGTGCTGTGATGTCGTCTGTCGCTTCGGGTAGACCTTGTGCAGCACTAAATGCTTGAGCAATTTGACCTTTGACTACAGACTGCTTAAACTTATTCGCATAAGCTTCCGCTTTGTCAGCTCTCGCCTTTTCCGCATCAAATAACTTTTGATGTTCGGCTTTCAATCGCTCAGTACGTTTTCCGAATACCTCGTCAATCTTGCCCTCAGCAAGCAATTTCGTTTCTTCGTCTTGTCCAGCTTTTTGAAGCAAGCCTTTAACTGCATCAATGTCCAGACCTTCAAATTGGCTTTTAAAATTGGTCAACTCATCAGATAAGGATTTATTCTTACCAAGAAGCTCATTGTTTTTAGCTTTAAGTCCAGAAACATGTTGTTCAACGTATTGGTCTAACTGTGCTTTGATTGCAGGATCTTCAAAATTAATGGTTGTTGAGCCTTGCCCACCAGAACCACCCTCACCCCCATCTGCACCAGCTTGATTTTGTAAAGACATTAATTGGCGTTTTAAAAATTCAGACATCTAAAATCTCCTAGAGATACCGCCTTGCGGATTTAATTGTTTGAGCCTTTGGCTTTGCTTCAGGCAATAAAAAAGCAGCCGAAGCTGCTAAGGTTTGAATTAAGTTGTTTTACATATTTCTATAAATAACTTGCTTTAATGCTTGAGATGCAATCCAAATATCGTTACGACATACAGGGCAATTCAACACATAGATAGTTTCGTTTCTATCGCTCATGACTCGCAACTCATTCTTTTGAAATTCGATAACTGAATAACACTTGCCACATGAGTCTCTATAGGTCTGCAACTCGGGCGGCACACCTCGACTAATTACTTTCATAATCCCAGCCTCTTAAACATTTCTTCATCAAGCTTTTTGAGTTCAGCAAGTGTGAATGGTTGACCAGTTAATGGGTCTACAAACTTATCTAAGGAGTATTTACCTTCCTTGAATAGTTTGTATCTTGTCGGCCCAAGCCAAGACTTTTGAAAAGCTGCATCTTGTTTGTCAAACCAACCTTTGAAAGTTGTATTTGAATCCACTACACCGATTTCGCCTTCACCATTCACTTTATTGTTGAATGGACGCATCCCAATGGTCTTGCCTGAATCATCAGAGACAGGGATTAGGATTGATCTACAGTTGGGGTGAAGTGGTGGCACCGGATGAGGTTCATCTTTCTTGTAAACCTTGTCCGAATATCCCATACAGATTTTAGAAGTGCGGCTATCAAGCGTTGCAATGAACTTTACATACTCAACACCAATGGACTGATATGTTTCATTCAAAGCCACATTGGACACATGACTTCGAGCAGTGCGAACCATGGTAGAAATCTGGTTTCTGCTCTGATCAAGCAAACCGTCTTGATAGTTAAGTGCTTTCTTGCCCTTAATACGCTGAACAATCTGCTGATTAGTCTGCCCTTTTGACAAGCCGTCTCGAATAGTTTGCTCTACCCTCACGCGAGTATCATCAGCAATTCGCGCAAAAATAGAATCTAGTAGCACCCCACCACCTAAAGGCGTTTTCTTTGCCTTGTTGAATAGCGTCTTTCCGTTTGGCTCTGTTTTGCGATTAGCGATAGTTTTAGCCTGATATGTGGCTTCATATACTGCTAAGGCTGTTGCGCTTACTGTGAAGCTCTCAAGTAATCCTGACGCTACACTTGCCTGCCAAGTCTGAACCATCGTCCTGACTTCTTTTAAAGCTGGCGTTGTGTATTGCCCTGCCATTAATGCCGTTTTTTCAGCATCGCTCAAGTCATCCAACAAGTCTCTTAACTTCGAGATCATCTCATTCGAGAGAGAGTCGAATTGCGTTAAGAGATTATTGATTTCAGTTGAAGAAAGTCGGTAAAGATAGGCTTGATGTGATACTAGAGCATCAAGTAGCGCCTGTTGTGACATCTGAGTTGCCATTAGTCACCCCTGCAACATATCCAGTCATTGGACTGTTAGTCATTTCGGTTTCAATGCGCTCAAGCTCTTGGGAATATTCAATATCTGGAATCTTGCCTGTACGAATATAATCCCAATAGGTTTCCATTGAGATTTTATTTCCCAATACAGCCTCATAGAGTTGTTCAGCAAGATCGACATCAAATCCTAGTGAGCCAAAGTCAGGCTTAACATTGAAACGGTAATCTTTGTCACTAAGCCCTAGCCACAGTGCGCCATATTTAATGACCTGTTCAATTGCTTCAGCGGCTGTAATAACCATGCCATACAATGTCGAATACTGGTCATCTTGACGAGCTTTGCGCGCTTCCCCTGACTCAGCCCCACCGATGTCCATTACACGAGCACCAGCCTCTAAAGCTGCGTTCTTTTGGTCACGCATTGCAGTGCGTTTAGCCTCAATGCCCACCCCTTGGATTTCGAGATAACCACATTGCCCACCTTGCGGTAATTGCCATGCAGCCATTGGACCCGTCACACGCAAAGGCTTATCTTCATCAACACCTGAAACCCAAGGTTGAGGATGACTAGTTAAATGCAACTCTTGGAAATATTCAGCACTTAACTGGTAATACTTAATAGCCGCCTTAGCCATTGTCATTAAAGGCATTTCGTCAATTGAAGGCGTATTATTCATACTGCCAACATAAACAACAGGAATAAACGAAAGTGTCTTATTACCTAAGCCCGGATATGTTTCTTCACTGACTGTATTATCATCAGTAAATAATCTTGATCTGTATTTGCCGTCAATAATATCAAGGGCTCGGTAGTAGCATTCTTTATTGTGAGCAAATTCATCTTCAGAATTATCGTGAGCTTCTTTAAATACTGAAAGCGTCAAGTCTGTTCGCCCTGCAACAGTCTTTTCTTTCCAGTTAATGCCGTCTTTTGCCCAATACAAAGCAATATATGGCTTTCCTGTGTCATCAAAATCAAGCATTAAAGCACATCGTGCATAAGATAGCTGTGCTTCAACTACTCTCAAGAATAATTGCTTTAACCCAAAACCATCTGTAGTTGCCTGCTCAATTAATGGCTTTAGACGAGAATCAACAATATTAATATCTGGTTCAAGTTTTGATACCAAACCAATCATGGCTCTTTTAGAGTCACGTACCCATTCAGGATATTCTGCACGTTGCTTGAATGCCTCATATATGCATTTATTTTTTGGATCTACCTCTTCGGCCATTATCATGCCTTGGGACTTTGGTAAAAGCTTTTCACCCTGCTCTTTTACACAACGTTCCCCACCCAAGGCATAATCCATAAATTCCCAATCCGGCATTGCCTTTGCATAATCCGGATGAACAGTACTAACTGTCATAATTCACCTACAGTAGTCCAAAAATTGAAGTTTCTCCCACTGTCTTTTTGTTTAATGGGAACATATAAGCAACTGGATAAGTGCCAGCGTCATTAAGATGGTCAAACCCTGCTTTCTTGTCTGGCTGACCGTGATCATCGTAGATTTGTCGTTCAAGACTTCTTGCAAACTCTGGACACTGCTTGAGATTCACATATAAGCGTCTCTCACCCATTGTGTTGCATAACCGTCCATTCATTGAGTTGATACGATCTTTCACGGCAGGGTTTCTACTATTAACTTGAACCTTGAACCCAGCTTTCTTAAGTAGTGCAATATCAGTTTCACTAGCATTACTTGATTTGCGGTTATCACCAGAAGCATCTGGATAAACGATAATTTCGTGGTCCTGATATTTAGCTTTAATTGCTTCAATCATCGCTGGTGTGTCGAATAGGCCCTTAAACTCACCTACTGCATAAAGCTCTTCACCATCTCGAACATAGACAACTGCCGCCATTTTCTGCACGTTAAAGTCCATGCCGACATGAAGAACATCACCTTCTTTTACAATCCTTTCTGTGCAGTTAAAGGTGCGCTCAAAGCAGTAATAAATAACACCTTGATAAGTCTCAAAACTTGCTTCGTATTCTTGCCGAAAAGTCTTTGAGTCCATCTTGCGACGAGCTACATCAATTTCGCTTTCTGGGATGTTACCGCCTTGTAATGATGTATAAATCCAGCTTTTATGGTCAGGCTCTCGACCATCTTGTCCATCCATCCATGTGTCATAGCAGTGGTTGTAACCTTTTGGCGTCCCAATTCTCAGAACATTACCACCTACTCGCTGCACACCATTTACGATGTATTTACAAGTAGAAAGCATTGGACGAAGTACTTCTTCCCAAGCAGCCCATTTACAATCGGCCCATTCATCAATGATTAGGAAAAATAAGCCAGAACCACGAAGGTCATCATAGTTGTCCAAGCCCACAACACGAATTACATGACCACTTTTTAAAGTGATAGTACATTCAGTTTCGTTAGGTTTACCAAAGCGCCAAGAAGGCGGAATAGCCTGTTTTAACCTTTTCCAGAATACGCGCTTAGCCTGCTTAAAGGTTGGTGCTGCATACCAGATTTCATCCTCTACAGAAACATTCCACTTCTGAGCCAATCTTGCAGCCCGGCGCATCTCTGCTTTTGCTAGGAATGTTTTACCAAAACGCCGACCACATACCGCATCTCTAAACCGCGCCTCAGGTTGCCAGCCCCAAACATAGATATTCGCCTGTTTTGGTGTAAGTTCTACTGCACCTTCAGGACTAAAGGATAGGTTCATTCGGCAAGCCCTCGTCTGGTTTTAGATCAAGGCGGTAATCTTCTTCAGGTGGTTTCTCTTTAGGTGGATTTACCCGACGTTTAATTTCTTCAAGTTCGAGCTTTTTAATTTCAAGTTCAATTTGTGCTTTTTCAGACAAGCCACTTGGACCAGCACTTTTACCCGACTGAAGCAAACCCTGTGCTTGCTTAAGCACATTTTGGCGCATGACTTTATTTTTACCCCAATCGTCATACATCTTTTGCAGTTCTTTAAAATGAAATGCTTTATTAGCAATCGGTATATCTTCGATATTTTTTTTAAAATCTTCACGGGTTCTGTAAAACAAGTCCTTTAGCTTTTGGCTCATTTTCTCGCCAGTTGGTTTGGTTGGATCGTAATTTGCGCACTGCATTCTTTCGATCTCAACCTTGAAAGTATTCTTTACAGCGTCAGCGACTTGTTGAGGTGTTTCAAAACAAGCAAGACTTTGAACTATAAAGATTTTCATAGGTTCAGTGAGTTTTGCCATAACCACCCCTTTGTATAGCTACGTAAAGACTTCTCCTACGCAAGTTTTAATAAACATGTACCACATGCATGAGCAATGTTGGCTCTAGATATAGTTGGACCTTCATTCGCTAGATTAACCATTTTTTGGACTTCTTCAGATGCGCCATAACGTTGAACAACACCATGGAACTCTTCGACATCATGTCCACGTAAATACAATCTAGGCTCACCTACAGATGTATATTCAAACTCGCCAGAATCTTTATTTTTCTTATGTCCTATGTGATAAAGCTCGTGCTCAACCAAGGCACAAAAGTCAGTATCACTCATTACCTGACAAATACGGGCATCTAATGTAATTATGTATTTAGGAACATCACCAAACCAATTAATTAATTGCAGTTCCTGGCGCTGTTTACGCCATCCTCCTACATTGATCATCACTTTCTCGGTTTGACCATATACCCGTTTATCTTTCGCCTCACATTTAGCATAGGCCCATAAGAATGAAATCTCAGGAGGTTGAAAGCTTAGAAGGTGTTCATGATCTGGATTGTGAAGTTTTCCCCACTCACAAAGAAAGGTTTCTTCTATCCATGGCCATAAATCGTTATTAGCGGGTTCAAAATGCAGCAGACCACCACTATCAATTAAGTCTTCATCATCTGCATAAGGACTATCTTGTTCAGGCGGATAAGGTCTTTTCATAAATCTCACCCATTAAAAAACCGCCTTTCGGCGGCTCTTGATGATTAGTAAATATCTTTATAACTCACACTGCCCTGCCCATAGGAGGCAATATTTGTCATTTCTACTGCACTAAGTTTTTTGTTCTTAAGGCTGATAGTAATTCGTGCACCTTTGCTGGCAGCATAAGAAGCAATATTGGTTAGGTCTGCGACTGTGTGTTTAGCAGCATCCAATTCTAAACCACCACCATATGAGGCAATATTTACAAGTTCTTGTTGAGTATACATTTAGAATCTCTAATTATTAGGAATCATTATACTAGCCCAATACAACAGCTCACTCCAACACATACTTAAGATCATCAGGCGTTTCCAAATAACACCCGTTTTTATTACAGAAAGCATGAATGTCATTAAGGTATTCAGTGAATTGAGCTGTACTTGCGTCTGTCGTGCTCATTAGCTCGCATAGTCCATTTGCAACATCTTGATAAAGAGGATGCTTAGAATCCTTTAATTCTCTTACAGCCTTGAATGTTTTTTTGTATTGGCCAACGTCATCACGATCATAGATTTTTGCTAGGAAGTTCTTCTTGAAGAACAGATGCTCATAGTCTTTATCTGTACCTTGACGTTTAGCCCACTGATTAAGCCACATCCAGTACAAACGGTTTTGAGCTTTTGAACGATCTTTCTCTTGTGGTGCAATCAATACGACTAATGGCTTCCCTTCACTCGCTGCCTTTGCATGATTAGTATTGAGATACCCAATTACATAGTTGATGTCAGAATGTTTTTTGATGACGAATCTAGGTTCCATTTTGACCTCGCAATAAAAAACCACCCGAGGGTGGCTTGATTTAGAATTAATCTAGATACCTTTTAAATGCTAGATGCATTTCTTTAATAAACTGATTTGTGTCGAGAAAATAGTTTGGATAAGCTTTTTTAATAGATTTCATGTCACCAACAGAAACTAATACAACATCTACTTCCGCTTCTCTCTTTTCTTGTTTCTCCATCAAGGCATAAACAGATCTAGCTAATTCCTCTTGTGCCTTAGTGAATGGCATTACGTTCACCATCCAGCCACCTTCTTCTTTTTTCAAAATCAAAAGATGATACGCATGCTGGCTTTTTGAGGTTGACTCAATATGCTTTGCAGATATCTGAAGCCCCTTAAGTTTTGTGAATATTTGAAGCCTAGTCTCTAGTTCTTTGGCTTGTGCTGCCAATTCTTGAGGTGTTGATGTGGCATATTCAGCAATTACAGGAGTGCCTTCTTTAATTGAAAAAAGCGCACTACTCAGCTTTAGAAACTTTTTAATATCCTCACTGCCAAAACCTGATTTAATTGATGCATTTTCAATTACACCTAAAGTTTCTACCGCTGTTGCCCAAGAATGCTGTAATGCCGTTCTGATCTGAAGTTCTATCTTCAAGCCATCTAAACCAGAATGATCTCGGCTTTTATATGTGAATACTTGATGTATGCTTCTATACCCATCATTTTTTGGGCTTTCAATATAATCATGACAAGGAATAACTGGGACGTGGTTAAACCTATTGTTTTGACTCAAAAGCTCTGCATGCAGGCGTCGAACATCCTGTATAGTTGGTAAAATTACTCTGACGCCGCCTATATCTTGCATTCTTGCCAAATTCATTTTTGGGTTTCTTTGCAACTTAGATATGATTGAAGGCATTCGCTTTAATCTTTGAGCTACAGTGAAATCCCTAAACTTCAGTTGAGAGCATTTACTTCTAAGATTTTTTTGAAATACATCAATAGGGTAAGAGTGAAGCGCTCTCCATTTATTTAAAACATCATATGCTTCTGACTGCTCTGCTTGAGTTGCAGACTCGCTTATTAGTGTTGCGCCAGCTCTTCTTAGAACATTTGTACCAGGCACAACTAACTGTGTTTCTGTGACCATAGTAAACCCCTTTTGTGTATTTGAAGTTTACCATGGTTTAAAAATGGCGTTTTAATTTTTTTATAAATATATGTAAACATTTCGTTTTTACATAAATTCATTATCAGAATTTGTATCTATTTTTAACATCCGCTCTGTTTTTTCTAGCCAACCATCAAATAGAGCTTCTGATTCTTGTCTCGTGCCTAATTGGTATGTGTCGAATAGGAAATGACACTTATGACAGAGAGGCACTGTAAACGCATCTGAGGCTTTTATTCCTCTACCCTTGCCATGCTTGCCAGAATTAGAATGTGCCGCTTGTGAGTGAGGATAGCCGCATCTAACGCATGGTAATTTTCTTATTGCAGCCAGTCGCTTTGCATCACGCATTTTTAAGGTTCTGTTTGATGTTAGCAATCTGCACATCAATATCTCTAATTCGACGTTTACAGTCTTGCTTGAACTGATGTGTCGCATTGAGATGATTCAGATTTTCAAGATTAAACCGATCTTTGTAGAGTAAATCTAAATTCTTCTTCGCTTCGATTGTGTCCATAGACTCACCAATCAGACCACGGGTTTAAAGGACGGCTTCTGTTTTTATGAAACTTCCATGCCTTGTAGTCTTGATACCATTTAATTAAATAACAAACAGGAATGGTTAAGAACATGACAACAAGAACGATAAAAGCAGCCATTGTCTTCTCCAAAAAAGAAAACCCCGTCAAACGACAGGGCTACAAACACTTAATCTTTCCACAATTTCTGCATTCTTTGATTAGGTCTTCGTTGTAATCCGATTCATATTCCCAAACATGTGTGCAATAGACCTGCTTAATTCTTCGGAGCATGTGAACCTCCAAAAAAAATAGCCCTACGTTTAAGCATCGACTAGAAATCCAGTCCAGCACATCGGAATCCAATGTTCTAAGCTTGTAGGGCATAAAAGCAAAAAGCCCATCGGATGATGAGCTTTTAAAATTGGTGAGAACCCTTGAGGCTTACAGACTATTTCACTCTAGGGCATATTTAATCTCGATCGGCGAAAGACGCTGTAAGAATCCATCACCTAGTGGCACCTTACTTACACTTCGCACCACTCTAACATAAATATGCCACATGCCTTGTACAAGGTCAAGTTCTATACCTATTTGTATTTAATAAAACTATAACGGCAGTGAATTGCAGCTAAACCACATTTAACATCTGCTCTAGCATCATTTTGGGAATAGACAACAACCATATCTCCAACTGGATTCATTTGAGTTACAACCATTTCTGACCAAGAGTTGTTATAGAAGTATCTTTTGATTACAGCATCAAGCCATTCGTCCAACACTTCTGATTGCCCTTGCATATCTAAGATGAGGCGTTGAACTGCACGCGCTTCATTGTCTGTGATTTCACATGTTATACGCCCACGACCTTTAGGGATAACTGGATCATCAGAACAAAGCCAATCTGCCATGATCTGCTCTTTGCCTTTCACTTCTTGCTTGCGCTTTTTGGCAGCCTGATCCATAGCGACAGCAATCGGGTTTATGCTCTTTCCACAAGTTCCAGAATTTGAGTACATCCAAGCCCCAAATTGATAAAGCCATTCTTCTAGACTGTATTTGGTCCAGTCCGTTGTTTGCATAATGTGATTTACTGCCGCATTCATACCGTCACCTACTTACCAAATACTGTCATCAAAACTATTGCCACCATAAGTACCGAAAAGATAATTACGACAGCCTTGTTGTAGTCCATCTCTATCCCCTTACATCCAAATACTTACCAACTTGCCGATTGAACCGATTACGATTAGCAGCAATCCGAAGAGAATGTACTGCAAGCCTTTGTCATCCTTTAGTTCCATCACGCCACCTCAAATCATCAAATACTTTTTAATTTCATCTATGGCTTCATCTGCACCGAAGCAGACTTTGCACATGTAACCTTGTTCTTCTAAGCGTTGAATCATGAGCCTTTGACTTGGTTGTAACTTCCCTTTCTTTGACTTCAATTCAATCCAAAGCCCGTGTATCTCACCATTTGGAACAATTAGCTGAAGGTCTGGAACACCAGCCTTCACGCCCAACTTTTTAAACTTTGCAGCTTCAATAATGTTTCTTGAGCCACCATTTGGAATATGAAACAAGTAATCACTCAAACGACCTGAACCATACTTCACACGATGTGCCCAACTCATGAGCGTCATCTGTTCTTGATCTTCTGTAGGCACTCGATTGAATCTCTTTGAGCGCGCTGCCTTCTGTGACTGGACCCTTTGAGCCTCTTTGAATGTGGTCATTTGACATACTCCGTAATTAAGCGGATAACCAAAACCATAGTTAAAGTCGCTGCTATTACTCCCCAAGCAAAAAAGAATCCTCTGCCAAACCACTCCATAATTGCAGGTGTTGAAAGCTCACCGTTGTACCAACGCCATGCATACTTAATTGATACGAATAGCGCTGCACCGTAGATAATTGCTATCGCAAAGTCTTTCATCCTTCCCCCTTGAGCGCTTGCTCTAACACCTTCACACCGCACACAATTACTTCTTCAAAAGTGGCAGTTGGATATTTCATTTCCTCAAGTACTTCTTCCATTGTTTGAGTTAAAGCTTCCACCCGCTTTTGCAGCTTCAACATGTTTATGCCTTGTTGGGTGTATAAGGTTTGCAGCTCGTCACGCTCTTGCTTGATCTTTTTAAAGTGAACTTCATGACCAATCACTTCACCGTGATGAGATGCTTTAAGCTCCTCCACTTTCGCTTGCTGGTGCTGCCATACAACCCACTTAGACTGATACGTAGAAGCTGTGGCATCTGCAACATATGGGCAATAGTACCTATTTGCTTTTTCATCAAACTCAATCCAATGTGCAGGGATCGGAAAGGCCTTTTGAAACTCTTCTCTACACTTATCCATCTCAAACATCCTTTGATTTACACAGCGGGCTGATGCGGTTTTCTATGGGGAAGTCGTCGCCAAGCTCTTCACAAGGAAATGGCTTAATTACTTGAGCAATAGATACGTGCTCAACACCTTCAATTGACACCATTGCTAAGTCGTTACCATGTTCAATTGCATCTTTAAACATTTGGTCTACTGACTCATCAATGCGGTGGCCTGCCAATTCTCCTAGCTGCTCCAAAGTGATTAACTTGCATCTGTAGAAATCTTCACTTTGGTTTTCTTCATGCCAATAGATCTGACCAGTAATCCCTGTTGAAAGCCAAGGTTTTGAGAGCCACACCACATGCTGTCCAGTAAATGGCCACTTATAGCCAAGCTTGAAAAACAACTCTTGAGCGACCTTACTTTCAGTCTCATTAACTCTGATCTTGTATTCTTTAAACTCACTCATGGCTGGCTCCTTTACTGCATTCAATACACGCTCAATTGTGCGCTTAGCTGCTGCCTCTGCTTCGGCTTTTATCTTTTTACTTCGTTGCCATTGTTCAAGATTCATCCCCGCCTCCGTATATTGATTCGTGGTCGCGGATGGCTTTATATAAAACATACTCAATCGTTGCAGAACGAAGGGATTCACTATTCATTTTCTTTTTTGCTTCAACAAGTCCTCCACATACTTCAACCAGTTCAACACTCTCAACGAGACGCTTGAGGTCGGAAAGTTCAAGCATGAAATAATCATCAGCATCTAATTCAACCTTCCCGAAATCAGTTACCTCTGGAAATGAACCTTTAACTTTTTTGTAGTAAATCAATTTCCCTGATGGAGTAATTAAGCAAAGGTCAGCAACAAACTGGTCTTTAGCTATAACCTCTCGCGCCTTCTCTACCCCAAACTCACGAATAAAATGTTCTGGTTTCATTGTTGTTCTCCGTCATGTCCTGTCATGGCTTCCTGCTTAAACTGGTCTAGCATTTTCAGCTTTCTTAATTTCTCATAGAGGTTCGCTGCTGCTCTTGTTTCTTTATTGCGAGTACCGAGGTTGTAATCTCTGCGGAGCTTCATCATTGCGTTGTAATCTACAAATTCGATCATATCGCCACCCAAAATAGTTGTTTTGCCTTGTCGGTTGGTTTGAGTCCCATTGGTCGTGCATTATCAGATTGCAAATAACCGGCTTCTCTTAATTGGAATGCGAAGCGTTTTGATTTTGAATAATTACAGCCGATCCATTCTTGAATATCCGAGATAGAAGTCTTGCCACGTTTTTCAATTGAGTTCTTTAAAACCAAAGCCATTTTTTCGAATTGTTCTACTGTGCTGTGTTGCTTCATACCGCTTCTCCAAATAGGTCAGGCTGCATGTCTTTCTCGGTACCTGCTTGAGCAATACGTTCTTGTGCTATTTCGAAGTACTTCTGCTCTTGCTCAATCCCAATGAATGAACGACCTGTATTTACACAAGCAACACCAGTGGTACCGCTTCCCATTGTGTTGTCTAGAACTGTTTCGCCTTCGTTTGTGTATGTGCGAATCAAGTACTCACAAAGAGCAACTGGCTTCTGTGTTGGATGGAAATTAGCTTTTTGCTTATCACTACTGAATAACTGAACTGAACGTGGGTACCGCTCTGTTGAGTCATAAGATTTGATATTTACTTGCTTGCCGTAATGCTCTGACCCAATGTCTTTACGCTTAGCTGTTTTACGTTCATGCCCAAAAGTTTTCATCGGGTTGAATGTCGGTTTAGCTTTGTAAAACACAAGAATGTTTTCATGTGCACGTAATGGCTGGAATTGAGCATTAAAGAATCCTGTAGCTGCTGGCTTCTCCCATATCCACTCATAGCGGAATAGCTTTAGGTTTGATGTTGCAAGTACTGCCGTGAATGGATGCGCAGCGAATAAGACAATCGCGCCATTCTCTTTGATTACTCGTTCGTACTGTTCCCAAAGTGGCTCAAACGGAATAACGGCATCCCAGCTGCAGCAAGTGGTACCGTATGGCAAATCGCAAAGGATCATATCCACAGTACCCGTTTCAATTTCCTTCATGCGCTCGAGGCAATCGCCTAACATAAGATTATGTTTCACGCTGCACCTCTCTCTTCCACTGGAAATGACATGCCTACGAAACGACAAATATCTAAGCGATCCTGAACCTTTACAGATCCGCGCTTCCCGTGACGGTTTTTAGCAATGATTAATTCAGTTACACCTGTAGGTGCATTTGTCTCTTTTTCGAGTAATGGGTGGACCATGATAATTTGGTCTGCATCCTGTTCAATTTGACCTGAGTCTTTAAGGTCGCTTGCAACAGGTTTATGTCCTTCTGCTGCTCGGTTGAGTTGAGCTAATGCAATTACTGGACAATCGAACTCTTTAGCCATAGCTTTTAAATCACGGCTAATTGATGCAACTTCCTGAACACGGTCTTTTTTAGATGGGTCACGAATTAAGCCCAAGTAGTCCACAATGATGCAGCCTAAAGCCTTATATTTGCGTTTTGCTTTACGCGCATAGCTTTGGATTTCAGAAATTGTTGGCTTCTGCTTCTCTTCAATAAAAATTGGAAGGTTGCGGAACTGAGCTATCGTGCCAGTAAGCTTTTCAAACATCCCGTCATAAATTTCCCCGTTGTGAAGATTGTTATATGGGATATGCCCTAATGCTGAGATCATGCGGTTGGTTAGGGTTGGTGTGTCCATCTCAGCAGAGATAAATAAAACAGGCATGTTGTAGCGCTTAGCAGTTTGCATTGCACACATCTGCGCGAGTGTTGACTTGCCACTACCCGGACGACCACCAATAACACAAAAATGTCCTTTCTCGATTGTGCCAAGAAGGTTATCTAAGTGAGGAATATTAAATTGAACTCCAATAAACCCTTTTTCTTCCTTCTGGGCGATTTTCTTCTCGAAACGTTCTAAAGTTTTTTCTAAGGCTTGATTGAAATCAAAACCAGTTTGCTTCTGTTCGATAGTGCTGCTTGAAGTGCTGAATAGATTCTCAGCCTCAAGGTAAATATCACTTACCGTTAAGTCTTTTGCTCTTCCAGCAATGGCTAGTCCAATGCCTTCAACTTCACGGTGATTTTTTAACTTTGTTAATTCAGCAACAAAGTATTCAAGGTGATGGACACTACCAATAGCGCTATTAAGTTGAATTAAATATTCTTCACCGCCGATATCGTTTAGCAGATTTCTTTCTTGAAGATGCTTGCCAACGAATACAGCGTCATATGGCATATCAGCATTTGATAACTCAACAATGGCGCGATAAATGATTTTGTGTCGTCCAGCGAAGAAATGTTCCTCAGTCAAATCGTTTGCAACTACTTCAAGTGAGTTGCTTGTTGTCATGAGTGCAACAAGAACACTCTGCTCAATAGAAATATTTTGGATATCAGAACTCATTACCAATCTCCATAATTAAGATCAGCATTTTTCATATCTGCTGGTGTTTGTTGTTGTGCAGAACCATTCAAAGTTTCAAATGCTGGCTTCCAGTTGTAACGACTAGCAAACCCAATCCACGATTCACTCAAAACAATACGAGCTGCATCATTAGTTGAAATCCCTGCATTGCAGCTTTCGTGGTAATGCTTGATCACAGCATCAAGAGTTAATGGTTTTTTAAGGGTCTTACGGTATTCATTGAATCGTTTAGCAACTTCAAGTTCTAAACCGATAGCGACAAGAGCTTCACATGGTTTCTTCCCTTTCAAGATTTTTTCAAGCTCAGCCGTGCTTAACTTACTATCTGTAGTAATCTCTGTAGTATTCTCTGTATATGTGTCACCCTCCAGGTGGGGAGGGTCTTCCCTGTAGGGTGGGAGGTCATGACTTTCAAGTGAGGAGGGTCCTACCGTAGAAGTTAGGAGGGTGGTCACTTCAAAGAGAACATGGGTAACTAATTCAATGAACAAAACATTGCTAAGTTTTTGACCATTTACATCTACAGAGCGGAAGTGACGCTTGATCACGCCGAACTTTTCAAGACGATCTAATGCTTCTTTAACTTGCTTCCTTGAGAACCCAAATTGATCTGCTAGACTCTGATATGAGCGTTGCAATAAATCAGCTTTGAATTTTTTCTTTACCGAAACGATATGCCCAGAATCTTCATCACGGACAATAGTCGGACGATGCCAATAAACAATTTCTGAAAGCAAAATGACCGCATTTGTATCGGGCTTTCCATTTTCCAATTTGAAAGTATTAAACCAATTAGCAGGAATGACATTGCCTTCAATATTGAGGCTGGCAATTTTGTCTACAACCGGATGACCTGTGGTGTATAAGCTCATACAACACCACCTTGCTTAAATTCCTTATACAGCTCATCAATTTCTTCAATGAAGAAACTATCTAAATCAGAGTCATATAAGCGTTTTAAAGCTCCATATCGATTTACAAACTCAGGGTACTTAGATTCGTACCACTGAATAAATTTAAAAGTGGTTTTACTCATCTAGTTCCCCTTCTCTACTGTTTCTGCTAATATTGAATAGTTCATATGGTTTGCTCCGATTGAACATTGAGCCTGATCCACGAAATCAGGCTTTTTTAATGTCTGCTGTTTCTGAGCGCACTGATAAATCTGAATGCAGCTCATGGTTTTTATCGCTCTCTGTTAAGCCGAAAATCTTTTGTTTAATCTTCGTCTCAGCTTTCAATTTTTGGAGATGAGGCTTGATTAACGTTTCGTACACATACTCACTTGCACCCTGTCCTGCTCGTAGCATTTCAGCCAATGAGGACAACTGTTCTTTGTGGTCTGTTGGCATATGGATGGTGATAGACGCATCCTTCTTTGGTTTACGTTTAGTCATGGTTTTTCCTAGGCAGTTAATGCTTGACGGTCAGCCTTTAGCTTTCCATTTGTTAATACTTCAAAGGCAGCTTGCGTTCTTGGTGGTATGCCTTCTTGCTCCCATTTGGTAATACCTGAGCGTGCTTTTTTGATTTTCTTGGCTAGTTGAGAGTTATTTTCTACACCGTAGAACTCCCTCAAATGCTCTACATTCATATTCAAATTCCTGAACATATTAATTCAACTTATTGAACAACATGTTCAAGCATTTGTCAAACTTCTTGTTCATAATTTTGAACATCTGATATAAGGTTTTGAACGATGGATAATTCTGTTTCTGATCGCATTCAATCTCGAATGGCTGAATTAAAGTTATCTCAAGCGGATTTAATGAGGCTCACTGGCGCTGCTAGAGGAACTGTTTCTGGTTGGGTAAATGGAAGTAATAATCCGAGCGCAAAGCACATTGAGGCGCTAGCAACCGCATTAAAAACAACATCCAGATGGATTCTTACTGGAAAAGAAAAACAAAATTTAACCAACTTCAACATGCAAGAATTTATGGATAAGCACGGCCTATCCAAGAAAGATGAATCATCATTTGATGTGAATGATATTCAAAGCGCGTCAGTAGTTGAGTATGGTGGGGATGATGGATTTATCTGGATTGATGTGGTAGAGGCAAGTTTTTCTTGTGGCACAGGAGAATCTATAGAGTTTCACTTTGATGTGATCAATGGAAAACAGCCATTCCCACCTAGTTTTTTTAAACAAAAAAATGTTCATCCTGATTGCATGCGCATCATCAAGGCTAAAGGCGACAGTATGGCGGACAAGATTGAGGATGGGGATTTGGTTGGCATTGATATATCCCAAACCGACATTATTGATGGTCAAATTTATGCTGTTTACTTTGAGGGTGAAGGCATGATTAAGCAGATTTTCAAGGAAGAAGGCGGGAAACTGATTCTGCACAGCCTAAATCCTAAATACAGAGATCGTGAAGTCACGGAGCAAAATGGATTGAATTTTAAAGTTATGGGTCGCCAATTTTGGCGTGCAGGTTAAAAAAGGAGAATGGAATTGGACAATTCAAAACTACCAATCAACCAGATTATTGCTCGCATCAATGATGCTGCGAAACATGGTGAAGCTTTGGTGCTAACAGCCGAAGAAGTAAAGATTCTTTCTAAAGATATTGGCGACAAAGTCTTTATTCCTGTGCTTACTAATGAGCAGGTCGTGCAGTTGGTAAAAGAAGGAAAGCTAGGCCAGAAAATTAAATAATAAAAAAAGACCGATAGTAAGTCGGTCTTTCCACCCAAGCTTAGGAAGGTCTTGGATTGACTAATGTTGGCAGCATTAGCCTTTGCGCCCACCAATATCACAAGATAATTGATAAGTTGAGAATAACATATGTTTGGAGAATTAGTAAAAAAGATTAAGACTTGGTACAAAGGAGATCCAGGTCTAATTGACAGCAACCCTGCTACTGGCATTGATACAATTATAAGGGAGCCTTATAGAAGTCCTGTTGCTAGGTTTTTGAGTTATTTTATTGAGCCATTCATTGCCCTATTGATACTAATTAAGCAAGAATGGAAGTACTTTTTAACTACTTTTTTAACATTGATTACAGTGCTTATTGCTGTTCTTTCTTACATTGACAAGATGAAAGTTTGTTAATTAATGCAACAATAAATACTAAAAAAAATACCAGAGATAGGGCGCCAAAAAAGAACCCAAGATAAGTATGTCTACCTAAAGTGAAAATAGAAAATGATAATGCACCGCAACTAGAGAACATATTTAAGCAGAAATAAAGGTTTTCTTTGCTCATCTCAATAAACTCCAAACAACCCACCCCGTGTGGGTTTTCTTTTGTCTATTAAAACATGAATTCAGAATATTGAACATTTTTAATTAATTTATTGAACAAAGTATTGACATTAATGTTCAATTAGTTGAACATAACTCTACCGAATATTAAAAAGCCCTGAACAATCTTGGCGGATGCAGGGCTACTCAAAGAGTGAGATAAGTATGAACATAAAAGCCAACATAGTCAAATCCATGGGATTCGTAGGAGTAGTTAGTGCTCTAACTGCTGCTTATGCCTTCACCCCTGCTAATAACGAACCTGTAACGGTTGCAGCTCCTTTCAAAGTTGAATCAATCGACCCTGAAAATGAACAAGCAGTACTTCAAACTGCAAATGAAAAGTTCACATTAGAAGTTGATTTTGATGCTCAGTACTCAATTGATGGCAACGGCTATCAAGCTTGGCGTGAAGTTGAAATTAACGAGATTAAAGACATTCGCGTTTATGACGAAGATGGCGAGGTCTTAGCTTACGTTGATCGTTTAGACGTAGTTGAGATTAAAGATCTTATCGAATCAGGGATTAGAGAGCGCATTTAAGCGCTCCATGGTGAATGTTATGAATGCACATCCTGAAATTATCGAAGTATCAAGACTTCAAAATCTTATTAAAGATTCTGTAAATGCCCTCCTTCCACTTTCTAGTGAGAAAGACACAGTCATCACTGATGGTGGCAATTGGATTCACTTGCGTTATGTAGGTCGTGGTACTGAGCAAATCCAATTGGAGCTAGGTGATCAGTTTTCTATTAAGACGAAGATTGCTTACCTAAGTGAGACGTTAAAACGGTTGGCTGAAATTAGAAAAGAGTTGAGAGGTGGGTGATGGAGACTAAATACGATTGGTCGAATGTGCCTGATGATGTTTGCTGGATTGCAACTGATGAAGACCATAATTCATGGGGATTTGTTACTGAAAATGAACCATTCATTGGTGGTGAGGATGAGGACCAATGGGTAAGCAAATCATTTGCACATTCATGCCAACACATTGGTTTCAGAATTTTTTCAGGCGACTGGACAGATTCATTAGAACAACGCCCAGTAGAAAAGAATTAGGAGAAGATTATGAATGCGCCAGTCCAAAAGAAAGCTCCTAAAAAGAACAAGAAGAAGCAAAAGCCCGTCAAGTTTGAATGGTGTTTTTGATGCAAAGATCTGATGCAAGTTAGTAACGATGGGCAATGCACCGTTTGTTATAGCTACATCGTAATGTGATTTAAGCCAGTCTACGGAGTATTAGAAAATGGCACTAAAAATTGTTACAGCTCAAGAGCCAATGCGTGTAGAGACCTTAATTACTTTTATTTATGGTGATCCGGGTATTGGTAAAACGTCTTTAGCTTTCTCGGCTAAGAATCCTATCCTTTTTGACTTTGATAAAGGCGCACATCGTGCAGGCAAATACCGTAAAGACACAGTTCAGGTTAATAACTGGTCTGAGGTTTCATCATTAACTGCAAATGATCTTTTAGGTTATGACACAGTAATTGTAGACACAGCTGGTCGTATGCTTGATGTGATCATTGCTCACCTAGTTAAAGATCAAAAAAACTGCCGTCGTAATTCAAATGAATTATCAATTCAAGGCTACGGCACCCTAAACAGAACATTCACTCACTGGTTTAATCTTTTGCGCAGCTTTGGTAAGGATGTAATCCTTCTTGCTCATACTGCCGAAGATAAAAAAGGTGATGACATTATTTTTCGCCCTGACATGGTAGGTGCAAGTAAAAAAGAAGCCTACAAGGTTGCAGATATGATGGGATACATGACAACTCATCAAGGGCAACAAGGAACCCAAAAAGCTATTTATTTTGCACCAAGCACAGCATTTCACGCGAAAGACTCAGGAGCAATTGGAAACCTTATTCTCAATGATTTAGATGTACAACCAGATCAACTTGATTCGATTCTAAATCAGGCCAAGAACCACATTAATAGTCTAAGTGAGTCTCAGGCTAAAGCACAAAAAGAATTGGATGATTGGGATTCAGAAGTGCTTGCTGCCGAATCACTTGAAGACTTTGAAGAGCTTAAAGCCAAACTTCCACAAGGTCATGTATTTGTTCGTCAGATGTGGAACAAAGCTGTTGAGCAAGCTAGACAATATGGATTTGCTTATGACGGGCAAACCAAGACATTTACTAGTGTTCAGCCTCAGGAGCAAACAGCATGATTATTAGGCTATCGACAACTATGCTCGATAGCTACCTTTGGGGCATATCGAATGATGATATGACCTCAGAGGAACTCGCTAAAGAGTTGTTCTTAGGAAAGACGCAGAATATGGCAATGAAGTGCGGCACAGCTTTTCATGCCCTTCTTGAACATGATCTTAATTATGAAGTCACAAAAGAAATGGGGTTTAACTTTTTGTTTAGTGAAGGCCTAGACGGGACTCTAGAACTTGGTGATGTTCGTGAACAAAAGTATGTCACACGGATTTTTGATGATGTTGATTTGGTTGCAAAAATCGATGCTGAGACTAGTTCAAAGCTAATTGACCACAAGCTTACTGCTGCCTTTGATCCAGATAAATATATGGATGCATTCCAGTGGCGTGCATATTTATTAGTTAAGCAATACGACAACTTTAAGTACCAAGTATTTGAACACTCAGGCTTAGATAAAGTTGTGGATGGTTTAACAGAAGTAAAAATTAAGAGCTACCACGAATTACACCAGCACTCATATCAAAACATGGAATCAGATGTTAAGGCTCTTGTTCGTGAAGTAGCTGACTTTGCTAAATATTGGAAACCAAAATTAGGAGTGTCAGCATGACAGATTTGAATAAGGAAAGAGAGGCTTTTCTGAATACCTTCCAATATTACAAAGGAAGAAGAGACATTATTTTTAGTCATGAGCATGAACTGTTTATGACTAGATCAAACAATCCTTCTGAAATTGCTCAGAAAGAAATAAGCAACATGAATAGCCGTTGGGATGCTTGGCTTAGATGTGCAAAGCATCGTGATGCAGAGCTAGAAAAAGCCAAAGCTCAGGCGGTGCCAGAGGGTTATGTACTAATGCCAAAGGTGCCTACAGAAAAGATGTTCCAAGCATATGAACGTTATTCAGTCGCGCCAATGTCTACGCTGAGTAAAACTGGATATAAGGCAATGGTTGAAGCAGCAGGTGATCAAAATGAAAACTCTTAAAATTACTTGGCTTGATGCTTGCTCTAATTGTGGTTTTGGCGACTATGCAGAAGTAACAACTGAACGTGGCATTGGGTGCTACTTGTGGGATGGGGACAAGGTTCAGTGTCCTAATTGCAATCACAAGGGTGAAATAGAATGTGATTCAGGGGTTGCCTTTGTCAATTGGGATGAAGTTGAAGAAGCAAGCGAATCGGGAGCTGAACAATGAGCATAACTCTTAACGGACACCAATTAAAAAGCCTTCTCGAATTTGTAAATCCTGATGGCGAAAATGATTTAGATCAACTTGAAACTGAACTAACTATTAAATTCTTTGAAGATGGGCACAGCGGCAAAGGCTATTACTTTTGGATGACCGAATATCCAGAAGAAGGTGCAATGAAGCTGGATATTGAATCGGGAGTAGAGGGATGAGTGAATTTAACTTTGAGCAACTTTATCTAATGGCTCTCATGAATAGTAAAAAGCCAAAGTACGTTTTGAATTGGGTTCATGTATCCAGACATGGGCCAGGTGCGACAAAAGCTACAGAAATTTGTGAATATTTTGGGATAGATCCAGAAGGTACAGATTTTGTTAAAGCGGAAAGTAAGGAGGGGTGAAATGACAGCAATTGCGAATATAGGTAGTAACTTTGTTGTAGCGTTACCACCTTCAGATATTTGGCTAAATGATTCTCAAGCTGCTGAGTTCTTGGGATATCGAGATGTACACTTTAAGGCAGCGGTTTGCTGCCTACCAACCTTCCCTAAACCGCGCTATGTTATTAAGTGCGGTCAAGGAAGACGCTGGAACTTGGCAGAGCTATCAAACTGGTTGAATGAACAATCGGATGATGAGCCAAAAAAAGGAAGACCACGCAAACGGGGCTAATCTAGCCTCGTTGCAATTTCGCTTGCAGTAGCATTGTAATAGACCATCAAGCTTCTTAAGTCTTTATGCCCAATCATACGGGCCAAGTCTAAAACTTCTAATTTCCTTGCAAGGCGTGTACAAGCTTCATGGCGTGTGTCATGAAAGTGCAAGTCAGTGATTTGACATCTATCTCTCAATTTACGCCAAAGCGTATCAAAGCTTTGGGAATTACAAGTAAAGACCTGCTTTTTATCAAGACCTTTTAATAAAGTAAGCAACTCAACTGCACGCTTAGATAGTGGTACATTTCGCTTAGTACCATTCTTTGTTTCAGTTAAAACTAGGTATCTATCTTTTAAATAAACACGATCCCAAGTTAAACCAACAATCTCACCAGCGCGCATAGCTGTCTCAATCGCAAAGAGAAAGGCAATAATAATTTGCTGCGTAGAGTTTACCGGGACATTGTTATCCCAATTTGCTGCAAGACATAATCTATCAATTTCATCTTGAGCAATTCGTCTATCCCGGTGCTTTGATGGAGGCGGCAAAGTTAAGTCAGCCATTGGAGACTCTTTAATCCACTTCCATTCTTTCCGGGCTACAGTAAATAAAGAAGCTAAAATATTTGCTTCACGTCTGACTGTAGCGCCCTGCACTTCTTTTAACCGGGAGTCACGCCATTGCACTAAATCGTCAGTTGTGACTTTGGCTAATTGTTTTTGGCATAGCTTTTTATACTCACGTTTAAAGAAAGCCATTCGCTTTACTTCATTCTCATGAGTTTTCTTCTTTATACTTACTTCATTAAGATAGCGTTCAATTGCTTCTAAAAATGAATGGTCCGGAAGTTTTCCATGTGACTGTTCGCGTAATTGAGTCTCACGTTTTGAGGCCCAAGCCCTAGCCTGTGCTTTTGTATCAAAGGTTGCACTTTCGCGAATTCCGTTTACACTTATCTCGGCTCGCCATGTGTCGTTGCGTTGTCTAAATGAAGCCAT